ATATAAGGGATTATATCATATCAATGTATGAGCCTGTGATTGCCGATGGTAATGAGGCTGATGATCTCATCATAGACTACCACAAGAAGGATATCGAAACCGTTATTTGCTCACGGGATAAGGATCTGGATACGTCACCGGGGTGGCATTACAGATGGAAGTGCGGAGAGAGACAGCCTGAGAGGAGGTATTATGTCCCCCCTCACGAGGCATGGCAGTTCTTCTATTACCAGTTACTGGCAGGGGATATTGTAGATAACATAAAAGGAGTGTATGGTGTTGGACCTAAGAAGGCAACTAAGATACTGGCCCCCTTAGAGGATAAACATGCTATGCGTGAAGCTGTCTGTAGAGTCTACATAGATGTGTATGGAGGGGGTAGTAATAAGCATATACACTACGAAGACTGTAACAAGAACAAGCACTGGAAGAGACCTACAGAGATAATGGAAGAGATGGCAGACTTGCTGTATCTAGGATCTGACAGGTCATATCTAGATGTATTTGAACAGTACCATAAGGATTAACCATGAGGAATGATTTTGAAAGGGCTGTAGCAAAGAAGTTAAAGAATTGCGAATATGAGCCTAAAGAATATATAAAAGAGTACACTTTAAAGGGAACTTATCTACCAGATTTTGTTCCAAAGAATGAAGATCACATTCTTATTGAGGCAAAAGGTAGATTCAGAACTAGGCATGAGGCAAATAAGTACATAGCGGTAAGGAAAGATAATCCAGGAGTTACCGTTGTGTTTATATTTTATGATCCGTACAAGCCCATGCCGGGTGCCAGGAAAAGGAAAGATGGTACCAGGTTCTCGATGGCAGAGTGGGCCGATAAGAATGAGTTTGATTGGTATACGATAAAGACGATACCTACTAGATGGTGCAAAAAAGGGAGGGTTAAGTGATGCGGGTTATTTTTGGTTTATTTTTTATATCGCTAGGGATGTCATTGTTTGTTATGTGTGGTACGGCTACGCTATATGCCCATCCATTTTTTGCCATTCCTTCATTAGGTGGTGCATTAATAATGGTGCTCGGTAGTAAAATTATCATAGGGGGTAAGTAATAATGGTAATATTATTATTTATAGGTCTTGTATTAAGCCTGTGTACGGCGATATTATTTCCAGTACATGGTATCATAGGGTCAGTATTTTGTGCTCTGTGTCTAATTGCAGCGGGGAGAGGTAAGATTAAATGATTAAGGTGATGGATATATACAACGCTGTTCAGTACATAAACCCATACAAGATCCTCAGGATATTACCTTACTCTAGAGGTAGTACTATCCAGTTAGACGATAATGAGTGCGTGTCTGTACCTGAAGATTCAGAGTGTCTAGCCAAACGGTGTGACAAGTGGTTTGCTACAGGAGGTAAGAAATGATTACTTTTTCTCACGACGAGATAGTAGAGGTGATTGAGAAATTAGGTGAGACTGCTAACCTTATAAATAGCGGAGGGGATATTGATCTAGGTTTAGCCCAGGACAATATCGCGGATATAGTAGCTTCCATGGGAACAAACCTTCGTGGTTTTGAGGATATGTTAGATGCAATGGCAGACGAATATAATTGAGGAATGGGTGTTTGATAAAGAATCTTTTATCGCTTTCATGAATGAAAACATACCTAGTACCAGCCTTGTGTGTGTAGGTAAACCCAGTGAGAGCTTAGATCAGTTTGCAATCACTATAGAGGAGGAGATAAGTCATAATGAGACAACTGATAATACCTGATACTCAGGTTAAGCCCGGAGTCCCTATAAACCATATACGATCAGCAGGTAAGTACATGTGTCACATACTGCCAGATGTAGTAGTGGTACTAGGGGATTGGTGGGATATGGCCAGCCTCAGTAAGTACAACAGCCCTAAAGAGATAGAAGGCAAGAGAATAACAGCCGATATCAAAGCAGGTAAGAAGGCCATGGAGGAGTTCTTAAAGCCATTAAATGCATTAAACAAGAGACGTAAGGCAGCAAGAAAAAGGCTATATAGACCTAGACTTGTATTCTTAACGGGAAATCATGACCCTATGGTACGTATACCACGGCTGATAGAGGAGTTCCCTACACTGGAAGGAGCTATACAGGATGACTGTAAAGAGTGGTTAGAGGATAAAGGGTTCGAGGTATATGACTTCCTGGATATCCTCACTATCGAAGGTATACGATATAGTCATTACTTCCAGAATATGCATTCAGCTAAGAAAGGGCCGTTATCGGGTAACATAGTTACTATGATGAAGAATGCAGGGTTCTCCTTTATACAAGGGCATCAGCAAGGTAAGAAGTGTCACTCTTTCAAGCTAGGTGATGGTACAAGCAGACTGGGTATAGTAGCAGGATCTTTCTACCAACACAAGGAAGCTTATGAAGGACCCCAAGGAGGTAATAACTGGAATGGTGTTATTGTACTGAATGAAGTCAAGGATGGTGGAGCCGATATAATGGAGGTTAGTTTAGAATTCCTATTGAGGAGATACAAATGACCCGATCAGCACTACTAATAACCGCAGCCGTATTGACTGGGTGTTGCTACCCAAAGACAGGATTGGATGAGAAAGAGAAAGTAATAATCTATTGTGAAAAGACATTCTATGCTCCCGATCCTAGACCTACTGATACTACAGAACCAACAAACATTGTGAGGTATGACATATGATCAACTTAGTCAAAAAGATTATTTATTTCCCCCAGGTGCTTTTACAGCAGACACTACTCTTCGTTACAGGTACCATGATCTACCTTAAATGCGCTGAGGATTTCAGGATTTCACTATTACACCACCGCATGGTGTTAAGGATGATAAAAGGGGAGGTACTGGCTTGCTACTACGATGTCAGTAACCTCTCCAGAGAAGAGGTCAAGGACATGTATGCAGAGTTAAAAGAAAAGATAGAGTCAGATAAAAAACTGCTTGAAGAAGAGTATAAGTGAGGGGACAGAGGAGGGATCTAGACTCCCTACTGCCGTTGCTACACCCGCTACAATACTGCTCGTAATAACAATAAACTTCTTTAGGTTTGCTTCAAGACTATTTATCTTGGAGGTTAAAATGCTCACTTGAGTCTTGAGTGAGCATGTTTCTTCAGTCATCTTATCCCTGAAGTCACTAAGCCTATTAGTACTATCTCTCTCAGATAAGGAATCCACATCCAGCCTGTTAGATATATCCTCTACAGCCCTTACTAGATAACCTATCTGCCTCTCTAACTCACCTTTCGATGAGTTGCTTTGTCTGTGTTTATTTCTAAGTTCTTTCATTTCTTCTTAGGGCGACCGCCCTTCCCCCTATTATCTGCTCTGTTTGATGACTTACTTCTGACTCTGAGGTTCTTCCCGCCCTTACTTGTATTCTTGTTCTTATGGTCTACATCCTTCCCATCTCCCTTCTTTACCTTCCCTTTCTTCTCCATCTCTTTCCGGGATTTATTCCTCTCTGCCCTTCGTTTCTTCTGCTTAGGCTTTTTGTGGTAAGTTTCATACTCACGCTTATAATCTCTAGGCATTACTCTACTCCTATATTTGCTTTGTCTACGGTTGTTTTGAAATCGCTACTAATCGGTCTAGATGTACGGTAGGAGAATATTATCTGCCCATCCTCTCCTATGTAGTTAACCTCTACCTTATCTCCCTCTGTACTCATCGCTACCTCGGTAATGACATTATCAGGGAATACTTTATTCCACATAAGTGCCCTACGTTTTGCCAGCCCTGGGACAGTGACCTTTTGTCCAGAAGGGGTAGAAGATCCTGCCGTATCCAAGGTCTGACGCATAACTTCCTCTACGTCACCTCCCTCAGTTATAGCCTTTTTCAATCCTCTACCTACACCCATATTATATTTAAGATCAAGCACTGCTGACTTAACCTCAGTAGGTAGACCCTCCCAGCTATCTTCCCCTACAGAGGACTTAACCTCTTCCAGATGAGCTTCGACTATCCTGGTCGCATACCCCCTATCAGACTCTCCTTCCTCCTTCTCGATCCCCTTAGTGAATGTCACCCCGTAAGGCAATACCTTTGCTCCACTCTCCAGGGCAGAGT